ATAGTTATTAAGAACATTTGAGCTGAGATTAGATAATGTCGAACTTATATTTGTTATTGATGAATTTATATCTGATAATGAAGCGTTAAGAGTAGATAATTTAGATGTTTGTAGATAATTATTTGTAACATTTGAACTAAGATTGGATAAAGTAGAACTTATATTTGTTATTGATGAATTTATATCTGATAATGAAGCGTTAAGAGTAGATAACTTAGATGTTTGTAGATAATTATTTGTAACATTTGAACTAAGATTGGTTAAAGTAGAACTTATATTTGTTATTGATGAATTTATATCTGATAATGAAGAATTAAGAGTAGATAAACTCGAATTTTGTAAATAGTTTGTTTTTATTGTTAAAATAGAAGAATTTATATCTGAGAGTGATGTATTGAGAGTAGATAACTTAGTTAATTGTAGATAATTATTTGTAACATTCGAACTGAGATTAGATAAAGTCGAGCTTACATTTGAAATTGATGAATTAATATCACTAAGAGATGTATTTAATGAAGTAATATTAGAATATTGAACATAAAGTGTGTTGATATTTGTTCCATTTGAATTAATGCTTCCAGTTACATTTAAATTGCCATTTATGATTGCCAAATAATTCGAATTTGTCGAATAAGTATTTTTACCGATACATAAACTCGAAACATTCATATAACTATCATAACCACCGTTTCCTATTACAATTTGATTATCGGCTGTAGGTGCTGTATTTATACCAATTGTAATAGTACTACTATTTGTTTGAGTTGTATTATTGGCATTATAACCAATTGCAATATTATTTGAACCAGTAGAATTTACACCAAGAGCTTGATAACCTATGGCTGTATTATTTGAACCAGTATTCATTTTTAATGAACTATCGCCGAATGCACTATTGTAATTTCCTCCAGAATTTAAATTTAATGCCATATTACCAAACGCATTATTGTTTGTTCCTCCAGTATTGGTGTATAATGATTGATAACCTACAGCATTATTATTTGAACCAGTATTATTAAACAATGCTTGAACACCAAATGCATTATTATAACCACCTGTAGAATTTTTATTTAATGATTGAAAACCAAAAGCATTATTATTAGAACCAGTATTTGTATATAAAGCATTATCACCAAAGGCACTATTATAATTTCCTGTAGAGTTTGTGTATAATGATCCGTAACCAAAAGCATTATTATTAGAACCAGTAGTATTTGTATATAATGAGCTTGCCCCAATTGCATTATTATAAGTACCGGTTGTATTGGAAAATAAAGATAAGAATCCGATACCTACATTTTTTTCTCCTGATGTATTACTATAAAGAGCATTGTGCCCAATTGCAGTATTGTTACTTGAAACATTATTATATAATGCTCCTGTGCCTAATGCATTATTATTATTACCATTTACATTAGTAGCTAATGATTTATTTCCAATTGCGTTGTTATTTGTACCAACTGTATTTTTATATAAAGCACTTGCACCAAAAGCACTATTATATTTTCCGGTTGTATTTGAATACATTGATAAATCACCAAATGCAGAATTTTGTTCTCCGTTTGTATTATTGTATAGAGAATTATTACCAAATGCATTATTTCGATCAGATACATTTGAATATAATGCATTTGTTCCAAAAGCATTATTCTCTGTACCAGTTGAATTTGTGTATAATGAATTAAGTCCTAAAGCATTATTATTCGATGCTATATTTAATTGAAGAGAATTTGTTCCTATTGCAACATTATTATTTCCGGTTATGTTTGTCAATAATGCTTGAGATCCTAACCCAATATTATTTGCTCCATTTGTATTATTCGTAAGAGCCGAATAACCGACTGCAGTATTTGAACCACCAGCACCATTTTTAAGAGCATTTGTTCCTATTGCTGTATTTGATATACCAGTAGTATTATTTATTAATGCACTATTACCCAAAGCAACATTTCCAGTACCGCCAGAATTATTCATTAATGCCTGATATCCAACTGCTGTATTTAAAGTACCATTATTATTCATTAATGCATTATGACCAACCGCTGTAGTATTTGATTGTGTATTATTTCCGAGAGTATTTACACCAATCGCTACGTTATTACTTCCACTGTTAGCTGCATATAATGCGCTTACACCAATTGCTACATTATTTGTTCCATTATTTCCATACATTGAATTTACACCAATTGCTGTATTTAAGTGATTATTATTCGTTTGAAGTGAATTATAACCCATTGCAGTATTGTAATTTCCTGTAATATTTGAATTTAATGAGCTATAACCAAATCCGCTATTTTGAGAACCAGTTGTATTATTTTTGAGAGAATTATAACCAACTGCAGTTAATCCATTTATTGTCGAATTATAAAGAGAACTTACACCAATAGCTACATTATTTGAACCTATTATATTAGTATATAACGCATCATTCCCTATTGCAATATTAGTACCACCTGTTGTATTATTATATAAAGCATTGTTTCCAAAAGCATTGTTATTATTTCCATATGTATTAGTTTTTAAAGCATTATTGCCAACTGTTGTATTATTATATCCACCAGTATTTGAAGAAAGAACAGATGAACCTATACCTGTATTATTGTATCCACTTACATTTAAAGCCATTACATTGTATCCTACAGCAGTATTTTGACTTCCATTATTATTAGACAAAGTTTGAAAACCAATTGCAGTATTATTTATTCCATTGGTTGCATTATACATAGAATAAGCGCCAATTGCTGTAGTATCATAAATTTTATCATAAGCATTTTGTAAAGAATTATGACCTATAGCAACATTATTACTTTTGATATTTTTATAAAGAGAACTTACACCAATTGCTATATTATTTGCACCAATTTGATTTGAATATAATGCAGTATTACCTATTGCTACATTACTATTACCACTTAAATTTGAATACATTGCACTATTTCCAAGTCCAACATTATTTCCTCCTGATGTATTATAAAGAGCTGAAGATCCTATACCTATATTATAACTTGCACCACTCGAGTTTCCAAATGTATTATAACCAATACCAATATTATATAATGTATTTACTTCTTTTGATAATACATTTTTACCTATCGCCACATTATAACTGCCATATACAATATTACTAAGTGCATTTGTGCCTATTCCAATATCATAACCAGAACTTTTTTTTATTGTTAATATATTTGCACCAATAGATACATTATATTGATTATATATATCGCTTGATTGTGTTGAATTTGTATCTGTTATTTGTACAGTAGTTACATCGGTAATATAATTTGGTGTGTAATATAATGTATCATTTAAATTCAATGAAGAATTTGTAGTAAATACATAAGAACCATTTTTAAAAAATACTGTTTTAGTGTTATTATCAAAAGATATATTACAACTTAACAATTTATCAAATAATGAAAGATCAGACGCGGGTAAAGTGTAACTTGTATCTATTAAATTTAATAAAGTTGAAGATAAATTTGTACTTGTTGATAGAAAATAAGCATTACCTTTGATTACAGTTAATGTTGAATTATAATTCGATAAATTTGATGTATTTAATGTATTTGTAAAGTTTGAATTTGTTAATGATGTTACTTTGTTTCCTAATGTATTAAAATCATAAGATGAATTATAAATATTACCGCCAAATTGTGTTGATATATTTGTTGAACCAATTAATATAGAACCTGCGGTATTTCCAATAACAAGAGAACCTCCATTTGAATATGAATCAATAGATGGTATTTTAAGAGAATTTGAACCAATTGCATTAGTAAAAGTTAAATTAGAATTACTTATGTTTGTTATTGATGCTTTATAAATAGTTGCATTAGTTAAACTTGCATTTATAATACTTGCATTTTGCATAGAAACATTTGAAGAACTAAGATTTGTAATATTTGCTGTTATTCCTGTAAATAAATTAGTCGCAAAGTTATTAACACTCATATTTTGAGCACTAACATTTTGCATAGAAACATTCGAAGAACTAAGATTATTAATATTTGCTGTTATTCCTGTAAATAAATTGGATGCTAAGTTATTAACACTCATATTTTGGGAACTAACATTTTGCATAGAAACATTCGATGAGCGAAGGTTATCAATATTTGCTGTTATACCTGTGAATAAATTAGTAGCTAAGTTATTAACACTTATATTTTGAGCACTTACGTTTTGTAAAGATACATTTAAAGAGCTAATGTTAATAATATTTGCGAATGTTCCTGTAAATAAATTGGAAGCTAAAGTGTTGACACTAAGATTTTGTATAGATACATTAAAAGAACTAAGATTATTAATAGTTGAATTTATACTTTTAAAATTGTTTGAGTCTAAGTTGTTAACACTCATATTTTGAACACTTGCATTTAGAATAGATGCATTAGATAAGCTTAGATTTATTATATCAGTTGTAATTGCGTTTACATAATTACCACTAAAGTTATTAACACTCATATTAGAAACAATCGCAGTATCTACCGTTGCTATTGTTGATTTAATATTCGTAATCATTCCAGTTACACCAGTAACATTATTTGTACTTAAGTTATTAACACTCATATTTTGTACACTTGCGTTTTGTATAGAAACATTGAAAGAACTAAGATTAGTAATAGAAGAAGTAACATTCGTAAAAATATTGGAATCTAAATTATTAACACTTATATTTTTTGCACTTACATTTTGCATAGAAACATTGGAAGAACTAAGATTAATAATAGAAGAAGTAACACTTGTAAAATTATTGGAACCTAAATTATTAACACTTATATTTTGTGCACTTACATTTTGCATAGAAACATTGGAAGAAGTAAGATTTGTTATTTCTGAAGTAAAAGAAGTAAGAAAATTTCCACTAAAGTTATTCACATTCATAGTTTGAATGCTGGCATTATAAATAGATACATTAGTTGCACTAATATTATATGAATTGATTGAAGATAAATTAGCACTTATAACAGACAAATTACTAAGTGATGCATTTATACTACTGAAAGAATTAGTAGTTAAATTATATACATTTCCTAAACTCGAATATAAGTGTTGAGATGAAAAGTTAATTGTACTAACATTTGTGGCATTTAAACTTAAATTTGCAGTGTTATAACCTATGTTTAAAGTTCCATTTAAATTATTAATAGATGATGTGTTAATATCTGTAGCAACATTTAAACGTCCAATAATACTGGTCTCACTGCTAATATTTAAATTTTTTGATGTAGAACCTATATAAATAGAATTTGTAGCATTTCCGATGACTAAATCATTTGTTAATAATGTTGCATTAATAACTGGTGTATTAACAAAACAACTACTATTTACATAACTTGTATTAATACCCTTGTAAAAATAGTTGGTATCTACCATATATTATTATTAGAGTAAAAATTATTCTATTTCATTCACATAGATTTCTTGGCTTAATTGATTAATAATTTTTTTATAAGTTTTATTTTCACTTATATCTGAAGTTATATGATGTAAAACTTTTAAATTTAATTCATCCTCTGGATTAGATTTTAACCATTCTTTAAACTTTACAAATTGTTTGTATGAAATATCATCAATCACTTGTTTTATTTTTGTTTGTTCTCTATCTTTATCCCATTTATCATTATCTTTAATATACAAAGTTGACCTTTTTTTATCTGAACAATGGATTGGTCTCTCATAAATATCTAAATTAGATAATGCATTTACTAATGTATCACTAATACTATTTATAATTCCTTTTTGAGGACACATTTCAATATCTTCCATTGTTATTTCAAGATTTTTAATAAAATCAGTTAAATTAATAGCATCTTTACATTTTTCATTTAAAAATAAATTAAAATTAATTTTATGACCAATTCTTGGTATCATTTCTCGAATTGTTTGTGATAATTTTACATTTTCTTGAATTAATTCTTCGATAGCAGCATTTTTTACAGTTATAATTTCTTCTTTTTCTTTATTTTCTGAATTTGTAATTAAAAATGTACATTCTAATTTATGACGATGATAACCTTGTCGATATGAATAACTTTTACCACATTCACATATAAATGATTTTGTATGTTTATTACTTTTTGTATGTTTATTATAATTACCTTTATGATCTGTACTGTAGTTGCACTTATCGCATTTATACATAATAATAAATGTGATATTTATATTTAATATATAAATAAATATTTTATTACCAAGTTGTTTTTCTAACATTAATTTGTTGTTTTACACTTTTTTTACTATCAAACATAACATCTTCATTTTCATCTCTCGGTTTCATATTCCAAAATTCTTGAGCACACATTTTAAATGGCGGGCATTTTTCCGATGCCTTATACCATGCTACTTGAGAATTGAGAGAATTACTTTTACTATTGTTATCAATAACTAAACACTCATAATTTTCTGTGCATTGATCCATAACTTGACAGAATGATTCAAATGTAGGAAACATTCCAGCATAATTTTCAAAAATACGCTTACGATTTGCTATGTAAGGTTCTCTCAAAATAAATACATAATCAATATTTGTACGTAAATTTGGAGGAACTCCTAAAGGGTATTGCATTGTAATTATAAGCATCACTTTCCAATGACGACCATTCATAAATAATAAACGCATCATCTTATCTTTTGCCCATTTACTATCATATAAGCAATCATCTAAGATAACAAATGTACGTGGATCAATCGTTGATTTTTTATGTATTTGTATTTGCGACTGAACTTGTTTTAAAACCGTTTTTTGTCTTTTTAAAATATTTTCTATAATTCCTGTATTATATTCTCCGTGAATAAGTACTGGTGGAATATGACTTGTATAAAATTGATTTGCACCTTCTGTACCAGAAATAACTGTACCTATAGGTACATCTCTATGATGATAAAGTAAGTCTCTTACTAAAAAACTTTTACCGGTATCACGACGACCAATTAAAACAATAACTGGACCTTTGTTTTCATCTTTATGAAACGTAATACGCTTCATATCAAATTTTTTTAATTCTAATTGGGCGGCCATTTAATAATAATAAATAGAATTCATCTTATATTTTTCCGAACTTGAACTAAAAGTATTTCTATTATTTATTCTATTCCTAAACTGTATGAATTAGGTTTTATATCTTATAAAGCTTATAAAAATATATAATTATTTTTTGTTTCATTTGTTTATTTTCTTTTGTGTTTATTTTATACATATTTTTTATACTTTAAACACAAATGAATTTTGAGGAAGATAAATATACTACCTATAATCCTATTTATGAATATACTCATATTTATCCTGAAACAAATGTAAAAGAATATATAAAACAAATTTCATACAATGAATATGAATTTATAGATAATTCTGGAAATATAAAAAATGGATTTAAAAAATTTATTTCTTTAGTAGATTTTGTTAAATTTTTAATTGGAAAATACAAATCAGAACAATTAAGCATACTTCCTTCATCTGACTTAGAAGAAAATGGTAATTTATATAGAAAATACATAAAATCACATAATAACTATGCTTATGTTGATGCATTTTTTTATAATTTAACCAGTTCTTTAAAAAAAAAAGGTTTTGTTCACGGTATAGATGTATATGATAATTATTTATGTATTAAAAAAAATGTAGAAATAAATATTGCTGAAGATTTTGAATATGTAGTAGATTCTAATTATTTTAATGAAAAATTAAATAAATTATTTTATTTTAAAGATGAATCTATTTCATCAATGTTTAGAAAAGATAATTTAAAATTAAAAGAATTAAATATTTCTGATATTGAAGAATCAATTGATACACTAAATATAGAAGAATTAGATGAGATTCCTACACATTTATCTGAACCAATAAATGAATTAGAAATAGAAGAAATAATGATGGAAGAACAAAATGAAAACGAAACAGAAGATGATGAAGATAATGACTCTGAAATTAGTGTTACCGATGATGAGTATGATGACGATAAACATAAAGAAACAGAAAATAAAAAAGAAAATAAAACAGAAAATGAAAATAATGAAAATAATGAAAATGAAAGTACACAATCATCTGATTTTGAAACAACCGATGATGAAAATGAAATAGATAGTGATTTAGATAGTAACGAAACAGAAAGTAAAAATGAAGATGATGAAGAAATTGAAGAAAGCAAAGATGATGAAGTAAGTGAAGAAAATCAAGAAAGTGAAGAAAATGAAGAAATTGACAAAACTAAAAGCAGTAAATCCAATCATTCAAATTCAACATCTGAAACATCACATATTTCTTCAAACAGTTCATCTCATAGCGAAGAAGAAAGTTTTGATGGTTCAATGAACTTTGATGAAAATCAAGATGATATTAATGAACTTATACTTGTGATTAAAGAAATGCCAACACAAGTTGTATTTGTAGAAAAGTGTGAAAATACATTTGATTCGTTATTAGAGACAAACATTACAATTGAAGAATTAGAAAGTGCTATGTTTCAAATTATTGTAATATTGTATACATATCAAAAAGTATATCAATTTACTCATAATGATTTACATACAAATAATATTATGTTTATTACTACAAATGAACCTTATTTATATTATAAAATAATGGGACAAAATTATAAAATACCTACATTTGGTAAAATCTATAAGATCATTGACTTTGGAAGAGCTATCTATAGTATAAATGATAAACTAATTTGTAGTGATAGTTTCTCTGTAAATGGAACTGCACATACACAATATAATTTCGAACCATTTTATAATCCAAATAAACCAATATTAAAACCAAATTATAGTTTTGATTTATGTCGTCTTGCTTGTTCTATGTTAGATTTTATTATTGATGATTTAAATGATTTAGATAAATTTAAAACAATTCCAATTTATAATTTAATTATTTCTTGGATATATGATGATAGCGGAAATAATATTTTATACAAACGTAATGGTGAAGAGAGATATCCTGATTTTAAACTCTATAGAATGATTGCTCGTATTGTTCATAATCATTTACCAGAGAAGCAATTCTCTCACGAATGTTTTGAGAAATATATTTCAACGGAAGAAAATGAATTAATCATGAATATAGATGAATTAATACAAAATTAAATATATATTTTAATTTATTCTTATAATATTTTATTATTTTTATAAGAATAAAATATAAATTAAATTATATATGTGTTGGAAAGATCTTGCCACAATTACTGCAACATTTCTTGTTTTAGATGCTGCTTATTTTACAGTAAATTCTAAATTTTTAACCAATACAGTAAAGACAGTTCAAAAATCACCTCTTAGCATAAAATATGGTGGCGTAGTTCTTACTTATGTTGTTATGGTAACTATTCTCTATTATTTTATTATTAAACCAAACCGAAAAGCGATGGATGCATTTTATTTAGGAATAGGTGTATATGGTGTTTATGAATTAACCAATTATGCAACTCTTACAAATTGGCCTCTTATGATGGTAGTAATGGATACTTTATGGGGTGGTATATTATTTGCTTCAGCCGCTTGTATGGTAAAATATGTTGTTAATAAAAAAAAATAAATTTTATCAAACCAATTATATCATAAGAAAAAGTTTGTGAGAAGATTAAAACCCAGGTTCATTTGTAAATACTTGCATTTTAAGATTACCTTTTGTAAAATATTCTTTTTTTAAATATAAAACTAACATTGAGATAATAAATATATAA